CACCAGCATCCGAAGATGAAGATGATGCACTGAAGTACTTTCAGAAGTTAGCTGAAGAGTAGTTATTGATATAATCTAATATTTTCTGCTCTCTTGAGGGATTTAGTGACATACTCACTAGATCCCTTTTTATATTTCATCATTTCTTCTAGATCATCAATAACTATCCCAAGATATAATGGTTTTAATAAAAATATATTTCTCTTATCATTTTCAATTTTATCTTCATATTCATAGTTGGTTACAGGAGTAACTAAAGATGTGTTATAAATTTCATCATTATCCTTTACAAATGAAGTATAACCATCAGTCAACCAATCATAATATGTGAAAGTATAATCGGGTGCAACTTGTAAACCCTCTTTTAATACCTCCACTCCTTCAGTGGTTTTTATCTGTTTAGTTTCATAATGATGAACACCATTGTAAATTGTATTGTACGTCTCAGTATCTGTATCATCAACCTTACCATATTTTTTAAATAGGTATGTATCAAATGCTTTTTGTGTTAGCGGCCATTCAGAATGAATGTTGATAATATTGTTACATGTTAATACTAACCAATCTAAATTAGAGTCGTCATAAAAATCAAATGCAACATTGTCTGGTCGATCATCACCTTTGATTTTATATTTGGTAAAGACAGAAAGATCTTGAAAAATATCATCTCTTAGGTGACCTTTTTTAAATAGGTTTTTCACAGGCATATAATCACCTATTTTAGCATTAGGTAATCTGCTTACATAATCAAAGTTGGGAAGTTTTTTAAAATAATTTGACATGTTAGTAACCTATACCTGCTGAGTCTGCTGTGTCATCAAGTTCATCATAATCACTATTAAAGATTGGATCAATTTCTCCAAATCCTAGAGTTAATTTATATTGTGTCATTACACCATCTCTAAAAGTTGAGTATGCTCCATTGGGTGTGTAATCTACTGAACAAGATGTAAGAGCACATGGTTTAAATCTATTTAAGTTTTTTGCATTGTTTACATATGATAATTGAAATAGAAATGGACTTTTTAAGAAGATACCTCTTGGTGTTTTTCTTGCTGCACTTGCTTGTTTGAACAAACGAATAATTTTTTTGATTGTAGATCCTTCTTTTGGAGTTCTTGGAGATAGATTAAAAACAAATTGAAATTCTCTCAAGTTTGGTTTTTGAAAAAGCAATTCTACATTTGGATTAAGTACGTTTCCAGTTGTTCTTGTTAATAATTCTCCACCCTTTCCAACTGCAGCACCTGCAATTAATGATCTAGCAGCTTCGTTCATTCCAGGACTGCCAGCAGCACCAGCAACACCACTTATTATGCTACTAAGTTCATCAGATTGATCACCCTCATTAACAGCAGTATTAAGAGCTGCCATAGCAATTTGTGCTCCTACAGCTTCTGCAGGATTCATAGTTTGTAATCCCCAAGACACACTATTTCCATCTCTAATACCACCAGGCACTGCTATTACTACCTCACCTAAAGTTTTTTTGGGATCTTGTCTTTCTCTATCTTGGAAAACACCTGGTGTTTCTGAATCAAATTTTCTTGGTATAAATTCAAATACTTGAAATTTTATAGCATCCTGTTTGGAACTCATTGTTTCTGGATACCTAAGATCTTTAGGAAAAGTAGATCTTCCTAGTCCTCTTTTTGATTCTTCTATTCTAAGTGCTTCCTCTGCAAGAACTTCTCTAACATCATCTATATCATTTGGATCGATATCTGTTGAACCAGTTTTTACCAAGTCTTTAATTTGTTTTCTTGCAACAACTGGATTAACACCAGCCTCTTTAACTTGTTCTTTTATTCCTCCTTGTATTGCTGCATTTTGTGCTTGTTTTAACCCAGCTTCTGATGCAAAAAAATCACGTTCTTTTTTATCAAAATTCGCAAAGAACGTAGAACTACGTACAAATTTTGGTGGTTTGACACTTAGATCATAATAACCAACTGATCTATCATTCGCTGCTGTCAAACCTTTATCCTTAACTTCTAATCTTTGAGTCTTTTCGTTTACTAATGTATAGTATTCAAAGTTATCTCGCTTACCTTCTTGTCCACTTGTTTTAAATGGATATTTCCTACTTCCGTATATTTTATCTGAAGTGCTCATGAACTTAACACGGTTCTTATCTAGTTATTTAGCAAGAATTTTCCGTATTGTAATGACAACAACTCATCTAACTCTTGATACTCTACAATGTACAGTTGTCCTGCTAGTTCTGCCCATGTATAATTCCTATATTTTTGCCAATGAAAGTTAAGACCTCTGAATCCCCATGAGAATAAATCCACACATGCAATCAATGGATGTTGATCATATGTTATGTTGGGAGTCTTTGGATTATATACGAAGGTATAAAACTTTCCTGTCTCTGGTATGGGTGTCACTGTTTGATTGAAGACATCCATAATGGTTAACATTATTTCTTCAGGATCAGTAGTATTTTCTGCTTCAATTATTCTTTTAAGTTCTTCTACTCTTGTAGTGGGATTATTTTCTAGGTCATTAAAACCAAAAGAGTCTGTCATGATGCTACACCAAGTTCTCTTTCAGTAATAATTTTAAATTGAATTCTTTTATCTTTACACCATTCATTAGCTGCTTCCCACTTTGCTTGGTTGGTAGCATAAGTTTTGCATTCATAAAGGTATGATTGAGTCACCTTTTTTCTTTTCCTCGGTGGTTTAGTTTGTTTAAATGGTTTGACTTCTATCACATAGGTTTTGATTTTACCATTACTTTCTTTAACTTTGATAATAAAATCTGGATAGTAACGACGGGTCTTACCATCAGGAGCACGATATGGTATAAAGAACTCTTCACTTCCCCATTCTAAAATATTCTCATTAATATCACAGTAACCACAGAATTTTTCTTCCCAAGAACTACGACAGATAATATTATTAATATTACCCTTATATTTTTTTGGGTTTCTAGGTTTGTAAATACTCTTTTTACTTTCTGACATACATAATATAGTAAGTCAAATATTATTTAGATGGCTGGGGTACGACCAAAACATAAAAGAGTATCTGATATAAAAAGTACTATCTTATCTCCCTCTTTAACACCTGAATTTGAGGTGCAAGTTCCTGTGCCTTCATTTATGAGAGAATTGCAAAATGGGACAAGATCTCCCTATAATTATTTGTCAATATTATGTACAGAGGCTTCGTTACCTGGAAATAATTTAATAACTTTTAATGTAGATAATGATTTTACAGGTGTCACTGAGAAGATGCCTCATAGAAAAGTGTATGATTCTAAGTTAGATTTAACTTTTTATGTAAACGCTAATAGTGGTAGTGGTTCTGATGATTATTATCCAATAAAATTTTTTGAAACATATATTTCTTATATTGCAGGAGAGGATATGACTGCTGATGGGGATAGCCCCATTGGATTGAGAGATCCAAATTATCACTATAGAATGTCTTATCCCGATTCTGATGTTAATGGTAATACTCAGAATGGATATAGGCAAGATGGATTGTATATTTACAAATTTGAAAAAAGTGGTGGTATGAATCCAGATAGGATAGCAAAATCAGGATTAACATACGAATTTCTAAGAACTTATCCTGTCAATATTACTAGTATGCCAATAACTTATGGGGATGCTCAAGTTTTAAAATGCACTGTGAGTTATAGTTATGTTAGATATATTCTGAACCAAAAATACAACACAAGTAGGGTAAGAAGAGCAGCAGATAGATCTAGTGGTATAGAAATAGAAAATCAATACTCACCTGAAGAGGTGGCTGCAATGAATACTCCTAATCGTATACTAAGAGGACAAGGAAATCAAAATATCCTTACTAATCCAAATAGAGGAGGAGGTGGAAAACGAAAATGGGATGGTAGTTGGTTTCGTAACTTAGGTAAGTGACCACATTATCATCAAATAACCCCTATAAATAAGTACACTGACATTGTTATAAACATATCATGCCATTACCAAAAATTGCTACCCCAACTTATGAGTTGGAATTACCATCTACTGGAAATAATATAAGATTTAGACCATTTTTAGTTAAAGAAGAAAAGGTTTTACTATTAGCTCTTGAAAGTGAAGATACAAAACAAATTACTAATGCTATTAAAGCAGTAATTAAAAGTTGTATTTCTACTAAAGGAATTAAAGTTGAAACTTTACCTACTTTTGATATTGAATATTTGTTTTTAAATATTCGTGGTAAATCTGTTGGAGAGGAGATCGAAGTTAATTTGATTTGTCCTGATGATGAAGTGACTGAGGTAAAAGCAAAAATTAATATTGATGATATTAAAATTCAGAAGAATGATGAACATAGTAATGTGATAAAAATTGATGAAAATATTATGATGGAGATGAAATATCCATCTCTTGATGAATTTATTAAAAATAATTTTGATTTTAGTGAAAAAAATCAAATGGATCAATC